GGAATTGCAGGAGATCCTTTATCTCCTGTTCTGCAAATTCCAGGCCCCTAAGTTCTCCAATCAATTGCCGATAAGCCTCCATGTCTTTGGGACTTCCGTGGAGAATAGAGTCCTGAGTAAGGTCTATGCGCCCCTGTATAGCCTTTAATACAGAATACGCAAAGGTTGTTGGGTCAGCCATTAATAAATACCGCTAAAACCTTTTCCCCCTCGGGAGAGGTTAACTCGGGGGAGTTTGGTCCGCTTTGCTCTCCGAAATCCCGTGGTGGGGAGTTTAGGCATCCCTGGTGATACTTTATACCCCTTCTCTGTCCTTTTAACGCTGAAGCTGGCGTCTGGGTTTTGCTCAATATGTTCCAAAGCCCCTTTTTCGGTGGGGAATGTTTTAGGGTACGCCATCCCTAAAAAGAGCCCCTAAAAGTTTTGCCTTTAACAGCACCACCTTCGGAATACTTGACCCCTGATTTGTTATCGTAGCTCATTCCACCTTGCATGTAGCCAAGGTCATCCACGATAACTCCTCCCATATTCATTCCTTCAGGTATGTTCAGAGCCTTTCTAGCGGCAGCTTTCTGTTCAGGAGTTGCTCTTTTCAAGATTGCTTCTGCGTACGCCCTGTCAAAAGGAGACTCCTCTTCTCCAGAAGTTGTAATAGCAAAGGCTTCCGTTACATCCGCATTAGTAATTTTTTCCTTTTTTCGGGCCGACGTTTCACCCGCAGATGTTAGCCCTGAAACATCATAATCAAACTTTTCCCCATCAATGTTAGGCATCAGAAAGTCCTCGTTTTACTGGCCATACCGCCATCGTTGCGGTTAATTTCTTCTTCTGCTACTTTTTCGGCAAAACGAGAACCTCGTTGGCCTTCTTCATCCCTAAACCAGTTTATCGCTCCCGCTACAGCATCTAAAACAGCCGCTCTAGGTGATGCTTTTCCGAAAGGACTTCTTTTTCTAAGATCAGCGGAAGCCATAGCCGAAGGCAAGCGCTGTTCGTATCCTTTACGCTGTCCGGGTTTTACAGTTATCTTCTGCCTTTTAGGTTTAGGCGCTTTCTTTTTCTGGTCCTCTAGAGTGCTTCCCATCAGAAAGTCCTCGTTTTCTTGGCCATACCGCCATCGTGGCGATTCAGGAAGTCCGCGTCGGATATTGTTCCACCAGACTGCCGAATAGGCGCCCAGCGGTCACCGAAAAATTCTTCCGCCCGGCGTCGATCCGCGTTGGATATTGTTTTACCAGACTCGAGAAGTTTTTTCCCCCGGCGTCTCGCCCGGCGTCGATCCGCGTTGGATTTTGTTTTATCAGACTCGAGAAGTTTTTTCCCCCGGCGTCGATCCGCGTTGGATTTTGTTTTATCCTCTTCGTCCCACGTGCCTTTGAATCTTACCCTAGGCGTTGGCTTAATACCCATCAGAAAGTTCCTTTTCCATCATTGTTGTTGAAATATCGACCTCGAACCTGGAACTCGCTGCCTTGTATTAATTGCTCAGTGCCACGCTCAAGCTTTTCGCGCCCCCATTCAACATGGCCACCTTCTTCATAACCAGCCATGTCATTAATCATTTGGGCGTCTTCCAGAAGACTATCAGCCTTCTCTCCAGCAATATCCATCTGTTCGGACATCTGCTTTACCGTACTATTTTGGTCAGGCATTTTTCTCTCCTAAATGTTTCATGTGAAACATCATGCATTCTTCTTCGCCAAATACGCCTTATAGGCTCGTTTTGCTGCCGCAAGCGTTTTATATAAAGGACGCCCGGAACTGGAAAAAGTCCAGCCGCCTTTTACTTTCCGAATAGGCATCGATGTTCCCCCTCCTCGGCCCATTAATTGTTTCCCCGTTTGAGCACGGGAGATGGTCATTTAAACCTTACTTTCTCGCTGTGCCTGTTGCTCCATGCGCTCACGATTAACTTCCGCACGAAGTAAGGCAATATCTTCCTGGGAATCGATCTTCTCGCGGACCAAATCCTGACGCTCCTCTTCCTTCTCTTCCTCGAACTCATGCTTGACGGCAAATTCCTCCGCCTTGCGCTGTATGTCAGCGGCCTTGATATCCAATTCCTTGGAGCGAAGCTGCACAAGAGGATCATTTTCGCCCTCTGGCGGTGGCATAAGGGCAGCCATAATCTCTTCAGTGTACTGCGCTATAAGCTCCGCGACCCGTGCCTCCGCATCCACGGGCGGTGATTGCTGGCCCGCTTGCGCGGCTGCTTGCATAAGTGCTCTCGCTTCCATGTCCACGACACCACGAGCCTGAAGGGCGATGTGCTCGCACAAATGAACCTGGAGAAGAGCGAACACGGGTGGTGAGGAAGCGGGAATGGGCGTCTTCATGAAAATAATGTGGGCCTTCATATGGGCCGAATGATCCTGGCCAGGGAACGCTTGCAAAGACTCCTGAATAATAGCCCTAGAGTTCTCGATAGCTGGATCGGTGGGCTGCGGAGGTTGGGGTTTCGGCAATATACCTTCAATATTATGAACGCCAATAGCCTCATAAATGCGGCGATAAGCCTCATATAAATTATGCATCTGGGGATTGGATTGAGCCAACTGAAGTTGCGTCTGGGCCAAAGCAAGCCGTTGTGACATGGAGAAGATGTTGGGGTCCGAAACTGGAAGAACATCCACCCGCTCGTCAAAGTCCATTTGCTTAACGGCAGATTCCGCTCCGTACACATTATAGGGGTACATTGGAGGGAGAGATTCGGCGAACACACGAGCTAGCATCCTAAACTCTTGTTTCTGTGCATAATGCAGTCGTTTGTGTATGGCCGACATCACCTTCGATCCGCGCTCAAGAAGAGCAACGGTTGTTCCTACTGCCGCTTGCTGATTGCCGTCTCCCACTTGTAAATCAGCAATAGCGGCGAATCTCCGACCCGCGTCAACTACAAAGCCCAAAAGGGCCATCAGGGTTTGGCTTGGTTCTTTGTACGGAAGCGGGAGTATACTTTCTCGTAAAGCCCCACCGGGAACATCAATATCGCGGAACTCACCAGGAGAAAGAGGCTCATCAGCATCACGAATGCGAATACCACGAGCTTTAAACCCAGCAGGAAGATTAGCCAAAGTGCCGGCATCGATCAGTTGCCTCAAAATGGATGTTGCAGATCGACCCAGGCCCCCAATCATATGAAGCAGACCAAAGCCATAAAAGCCCAGCCCCGGTAAGAACTTATAATGTGAAAAATACTGGGTTTTCCGGTAGAACTCGTCGCCCTCGCGCCAGTTTCTGCGAACAGCCAGAATTTTGGAACTACCCTCGTCAATAGTCACGATATAGGGGAGTTTAATGCCTGTCGGAGCACCATCAAGAGGGCTGGTGTGCTCAAAACCCGGAAGATCGAGGTCTGTGTGGACCTCTAGTATGGTACAGTCCTGATCATCAGCGCCAGATTTCTCAATTCCTATCAAACTACGTTCTTTTTCACGTAATTCGTCATCGGCTTCATAGGGCAAGAGATCTATGTCTCGGTAAAAACCGCCGGCCTGGAACTTGCGGACATCATTCGTGTTCATACGAATGACATGCGTGATCCGCGAGGCCGATTGAAGATCCGTCGCATTGTAGGGGACCAATAAATCGTCCGCCGGCACAAAGCGCGAGACCGCACGGTCTAGAATGTCGTCAAAGTAGGTCTTCTTGAAGGCACTTCCGGCCAAGGGGAGATAAAAAAGGAGGCGATCCATTTCTGGGTCGTACTCCTCCATCACATGCGTGATCTGGTAGTTCATGAACTCCTGGACGCGGAGAGCTTGGGCCTCTATGTCGGGAGTGGCCGCACCGACAACCTGGGTGCGGACTGGCCCGGAACTGGGAAGAAGTTCTTTATAGGCTTGTGCCTGGAACTGGGTTACAGCCTCGGCTATTAGCGGATGCGTTACACCACTGGAACCACGGAAGGGTTCCTCTCGGTCCTCGTATTTAATGCCAAGAAGCCCTAGACCATCGGTGTAAGCATCCTCCCATTCTTGGCGTCCGCTCTTGTCGTCCTCGTAGTAACCGAGAAGCTCTGAGGAAATCGACATCAGCGCCCGCTCGTCAATTACCTCCGCTAAATTAGCATCGGGCTCCGTTTGAAGCTCTTGGGAAAGCATCTCCTCAAAATTAAGGGTAACGGAGCCGTCTTCCTCCTCCATAATATCGGTAGGTTCCTCAATTTCCTCTATTTCAATTTCCTCGTCATTCATCAACCCTCCCACGGGCATTCCTTGCGGGGGCAACGCCTCATCGATCAAGGAAATAGGTTCTCGAGCCATTAGTTACTTACCTTCTTGAATTTTTCAAATGTGCGGAGGCCACCAAGCCCAAGCATGCCCATGAGAACGGGCATCATTTGGCCCATATCAAGTAAGGGTAGCGGCACGAGATGACCCGTCTGCGCCAATACAAAAGAGAGTACGGGCTGCACGATGTATGTCCAGGCTAGGGCACTACCGCATGCCCACCCGATAAAGGGGCGCCAACCAGCGACAAAGATAGAGCGATGGGCAGCCTCTTGCTTGGAAACTTCCAATTGTGCAAGATCGATTTTTGCCAAGTGTGCCGATAACTGCGCCTCGATATCGCGCTCGGCCTTTGCCCGTGCTTCCTTATCTTCGGGTAAGAAGCGCCCAACGGCCTCCCCCACGATAGATAAGATACTTGGTAATAGTGCGTGAATCATTTTTAAACACCCAGGCCCTAAGTTAACGGTTTCTCGCAACTATGTCACGCGGAGTCACCCTTGATTGTCTCAAGTATCTTTAGGGGGAAAAACCGCACATCTGTGATACAACCATCTCGGATGATTGCAACCAAAATATCCGTCTCGATATTTTTCCTGGCAACCATGATTTGCACTGCCTCAAAACCACGAAGTCCTGTCTTACTGGCAAAGCGTTCCCGCTCATCGATGTCTAGAAAGTCAAAAGAAACGGGGTCAGTTTCCTTTTCCTCGATAAAAGCAATCAAATCGGTCACAGGACGACAGGCAACAGAACCCCCCTCGGCATTGTTGAGGGTGAACACTGCCAAAAATACCACCAAAAGCGCACCGATAGCCCAGTTCGCTCTGGAGCTTTTAAAAGAGTGCCGAAGCACTAGGGCGCTCCTCTCTCTGGAAAACCCCAGTACTTCGCCACCGATTTGATAGCCTCGGGCGCACCTAGTTTATACCAGCACGCAGACCCGCTAGGCCAAAGCCCGTCAGGATTGTCTGCAACTCGCCCCAAACCGTAGTCCAACCTGATGCATCACCAGTAAGACCGTTGATTAAACCAACCGCAACCATCAATGCCGCGATTATATATGTCTTGCGTCCGCGTAAGATTTCCATCCGTAAGTCCCTTCACAGATTTTTAAGCTCCCCCATACCCCCTATCCATTTCATCGGGGGCTCCTAATAATATTGTCGTACTTGGGGTTGATATATAGGTTCGTCTTCTTCTTCATCGCTGTCAAGACGAACAAAGCCCCCTTTACGGTATCTGATAAGTGCCATTGACATGGAATCGCAGTAATCATCGAAGTCACCGTTAGGAAAAGCGGCACATTCCTCTATTACTTCCTCGGAAAACTTCTTTTCAGGTGCCCAAACCTTACCAGACTCGAATATCGGCGCCACCATATGCATGCGAGTGTGCTTGTCATTACCCCTGGAAGGCGTGTAATTAACCACTGGAATGCCCATTGTCCTCAACTCGTCCGTGAGCGGTGTACCAGTGGCCTTGGCCTCGATCAGTACCATGTCGGGGTCCCAGTAATTATACTCCTCAAGGGCTTTCGACTTCAGCCCAGGGAAATCCCAGCGCCCGCGTTTGGCATCCATCAGTATAATGTTGTCAGGACCCCCTTCTTCAGGGCAAAAAATACCCCAAGTAGTGATTGCCGAGTAATCCGCCGTCTCCTTTTTGGAAAAAGCCGTGTCATAACTCTGCATGATATAGCTAACCGGGGGGGTGTCATCTCCCTCCCACTTGTTCCACCACTCCTTCTTGATAATCGCGCCTTCTTCGGCAACCGGGTTCTGCTGCCATTGAGCATTCCACTTGCTGAGCGACAAGGACGCCTTGACCCGTAGTAACTCGTCCTTGTTCCAGTACTCGGGCCATAAAACATTGCCACTGGGCAGAATGGCAGGGAACTCCACCACCTCCCACTGATCAGCCATCACATCGGACGCCTGGGACTTGATTAATTTGCCGGTCAAATCCTTCAACGACCAGCGCGTCATCACTACAACGATGGATCCCCCCGGCTGTAGTCTCTGTCGGGGTCCTGACGTATACCACTCGTAAGCATTCTCCATCGCGCTCTCAGAGAGCGCATCCTGTTCCGAATGGGGATCATCGATAATGAGAAGGTCAGCACCGCGACCCGTAATCGCACCTCCCACACCAGCCGCATAATACTCACCGCCTTGCCCCGTTTCCCAGCGGCCAGCAGCCTTAGAGTCTGCCCTAAGATCGACATCGGGAAAAATCTCCTTGTAAACCTCCAAGCCTATTAAATTCCTGACCTTACGGCCAAACCGCACGGCCAGCTCAGCCGTATGGGTGGTCTGAATGATCTTCAACTCTGGGTTCTTGCCAATGAGCCACGCCGGCAGCATGTACGACGCAAACTCCGATTTGGTGTGGCGCGGCGGCATGTTTACAATGATCCGTGAACCAGGCTGCGTGGCCAGCTTCTCAAACTGTTGCGCTACCTGTTTGTGATGCGCTCCCTCGATAAAGCCGTCATACACGTGCTTGACAAACGGCATGAAAGCCACCTGGGCCTCCTCCCGCGCAGACAATATCCGCCGTGCCTGTTCAAGGGCCAGAATCTCACGCATCACCTCGTCAGATGCATTTAGCACGTTTCCACTCCAAATATTCCGCCGCCTCTTGCACGTTGGCAAAGCAAACAATAAAAGCCGTCTCGGAAACCGCCAGCGGGTCGATTACCGCCGTGATGGCCTCGCCATATTTCTGCTGGCCATGGCCCAAACGCTCGCCATACTCGTCCGCCGTCTTGTAGCCCTTGGCGCGAGCCGTCCAGTAAGCCCTGTTGGTCCATTCGTCTTCGTATTGAGCCAAAGCCCAGTAATGACGGTGCCCGGAAATATACAAGTGCGCTTCCTGGGTAAATTTCGCCCGCTTCTGTTGGGCATGAAGCGGATTCCACTGACTGTGCCCCGGCATGTCATGCGCCGCCCAAACACGAATCGGACGGCCCTCCGGGAACCTAAACTCGATGCGAGCTTGCCAGTCAGAACTCAATGTACCAGGGACCTTGAGCCACTCTATCGGATCCACGTCATTCGGCAGCCACATGTCATGATTGCCCTTGATCAGTAAACACCAGTCCGTCGCGCCCAGTAACCATTGGACCAGTTGCCACGATTGCTGGGCAGAAGTCTCCTGAGAAGCCCACAAGTTCGATAATCGCCCTACCCAGTTGTTGCTCGCATCACCTAACGACGCAGCATACATGCCATCCGTTTTGTTGATAGTATCTAAATCCTCCCGTAAACGCGGCCAATTGCAGCCGTTGTCGTCTACATGAGGGTCCCCCAAGAAGCTTATTGCCAAAGGACCCGGTTTGTGAAAAGTTACCGGTAACCACTCACGCTGCTCCTGAAATTGGCGGCGCTTCTCAAAACGGCGCGTAACATGGTCCAACAAATCGTCAATAGGCATGTCAGGAGATGCGAGCGGCGCAAAAGAATAGTCCTTGGTCCGAGCCCAAGGGAGAACGTACCCCTGTTCTTGGGCCTTTTTCAAACGTCGGTAGTAGGTACGGTAACTGATACCAAGGCTATCCAGAGCTGCCTTGACAATGGTCGGGCTGCTGTGCGACCCCCTATCTTCGTGCTCAGGAGGAATCCACCCCTTTTCATACAGATCCTCAATAGCCTCGACAAGATGTCGAATGTTTTCGTCAAGATCTTCGTGCATGGTTTTTCCCTTGAAAGATCAGATGGCCCTGTATAATGCAACCCCAGCAATAAAGGAATAACGACTTATGGCGGAAATCATACCCCTGGAGCAGCCAGATGAGCCAGAGGAGTACCCCTCGGAGCTTCAATGTCTGAACTGTTCCTCAACATCCTTCCTCATTTTCCCTGATTCCATGATCACTTGCTGTAACTGCGCGGTCGGTATGGAATTGGCAATATACGGGACCCTCTATCTAAAGGAGGCTCCGTCCAATGGCGAATAGCCATAATTATTTGCCCAGGACCCTACTCTACGCCCACTCCCTGAAGGTGCGGGCGGCCCGCCAGGCCGACTACCCTCTTAGTTGGTCCAGCAACCATTGGCATGCGCTCGGAACCTTATTAGTTAGCAAGCCATCTACCTTATTAGCAAGCTATCTTAATACCCGGCAGACAAAAAAAGGGACACCCATGTGGGTGTCCCGAGTTGGGGAGGAACTGGTGCTATAACGCGACGATTGTATGGCTCTCGGAATCCCAGCGATAGTTCGGCTCGTCAGCACTAAGCTCTACGCGATATCCTGTCGGAACAAACCATCGACTCAGTAAGTCATCAGCTTGGTCCCGAGCCTCTTGCTCTGTGGCAAAGCGCAAACCATTGCCGGTAAAATATGAGCCATCGCGCTGGCGCTCGGCGAATTGCATCATTGGTCTATAGGACGTTGTCATAACTTGTCTCCCTAAATTTACCATGGGTTTTCAATCTCTCTTTAAGTTCTTGTCTTGCTAATTGTAGCCTGGCATTCTCTTCCTTGGTGTTAAGCCAAGAGTGAAAAGACAAGGCCTTGATCATGTTTTTCAGTTCCCATGAAGGCCTACGTTTTAAGTCTGTCATTACTTGTCTCCCTATCTGCTGCGGATGATATCGAAGGTACCTGCGCGAGTTTCAACTACTCCACCGCGGATGATATCGAAGGTACCTGCGCGAGTTTCAACGCGCAGCTCTTTGGCCGTGGTGTAGTCGTTGAACACCTTGCGCGCTACCTTGATAGCCGCAGCCTTGGTCCTGCAAGACCAAGTGGCCGTTGGGATATCATCGCCATCATCTTCACTCACCACTACATTCCAAGACCTACTAAAACACTCGGCACAGTGCCCATAGGTGATAGAAACTAGTACTGCCATTACTTGTCTCCCTTGGTATCGATTGCCTCAAGCTCTGCCTTCGCGGCCAGCACCAGCACCTCAAGATTATTGAGCACATCAACCGGGTCATAGCGTGACAGCCCTTTCTCATCTGTTAGCAGCGCAATTATTCTCCGCACCATTACTGGTGTGGCGCTATCGTTTAGAAGCTCTTTGTACGTTGTCATGACTTGTCTCCCTGGGTATCGATTGCCTCAAGCTCAGCCTTCGCGGCCAACTGCAACGCCTCAAGGTTGTTGAGCTCAGAAATCAACTCCAGGCACCGCAGACCGTTCTCATTTTTATCCCAGCCCTTTATCCCAACAGTTAGCAGCGCAATTATCCGCCGCACCATTACTGGCGCCGGCAAGCGCCCGGTTACCGTAGCACTATCGTTTAGAAGCTTTTTATACGTTGTCATGACTTGTCTCCCTTCATAAGATTGATTGACTGTGAAGATTTTACAGCAGCGCAATGCCGCAGCGCAAGGGAAAAATGCAGGCTTTGAGAAAAATATTCGAGCGGCGGTCAATGGCTCCTGGCGCATCCAACTCTTCGTCTACTAACCATCTCCCAGCTCTAGCCTGGCGCAATAGCCATTCGTCTACTAACCATCTCCCAGCTCTAGCCTCAACCATTCGGCGCCGGCGCTAGCGGCTTGAGACCATCTACTTACCCACCTATACGGCAAGAGTGGCGGGCATTGCTAGTCCCGACCCGACCCGACTAACCCCGACCCGACCCGACTAACCCCGACCCGACCGAATGCTGGCGTTGCTAGTCCCGACCCGACCATAAAAAAGGGGCGCCCACATGGGCGCCCCGAATTGTGAGAGATATGTTTCGGCTAGGCGGCTTACATCACCTCGCTGAGCTTAGAGGTGAAGTAGCGATCTCGCTCAATTTTCAACCCCATAGGACCGACGACTTGAGCGAGATCGCTCAATAACCACTGCCCTAGTTCTGGCTCGAACCCGTCAACAAAGCCATAGAACAACCAATCCCCGTCTGATTGTTTCTCGCCCTCGGTGGCGTACCATGTCCACCCTGTCCATGGGGCGAAAAATTTAACCACCACGTCCACGCTTGTAGGGTCGCAATTTTCAGTACTGCGGAGTGGCGGCAATTTGCGCTCAATCTCTTTAGTTACGAGCTGTTGCATTAAATTAACCCTCTTTAGTTGTTAACAGTGGGTCATGAGTACCATGTTTCGCGGTCGAACGCAAGCGCTACATACCGCACTGTCGCAAATTAAATAATGGGCGAGCATGCCTCAACCATTCGTCTACTAACCAGCTCCCAGCTCTAGCCTCAACCATTCGGCGCCGGCGCTAGCGGCTTGAGACCATCTACTTACCCACCTATGCGGCAAGAGTGGCGGGCATTGCTAGTCCCGACCCGACCCGACTAACCCCGACCCGACTAACCCCGACCCGAATTAAATGTTGCAGCGCGTGGGAAATCGTGCAATAATTTCAACCGTCAACAACCAATGGAGGAAAAGTCCATGACCAACGAAATACTGGTTTGCGGCTCCGATAACAGTTGGGATGTCGCCGTCATCGACGACGATATTGAACTCGCCACTGTTTGGTGGTTTGAGACCAAGGCCGCAGCGATCGCGGCAGCGCGCCAGTTGTTTGACGAATACACCGCAGCAAAAGAGCTGCGCGTTAGAGAAGGTTCCCACCCATACTTACAGGGGAGCCTTTTCATTGACAATGGCAACCACCGTCTCATCCGCGTGGAAAGCCCTCGCGCAGGCACCTTCAAGACCATTCGCCGCAGATAATTAATCCCGACCCCGACCCGACCCCGACCGAGTGCCGGCCCGACTTGGTCGAGTAATTCCCCAGCCCCCGACCCGACCCCGACCGAGTGCCGGCCCGACTTGGTCGAGTAATTCCCCAGCCCCCGACCAAAATAATCCTTGCAGT